CCACTCCTTTCCTTCTTGAATAATGATGCTATTAACATCGTGTCCTTCTGGCATTTGTAATAAATTAACATTAGTTAGTTCTCTGCTTAGTCGTTTGCCAAACTCTAGTCCTGCATTATCACCATCTGCCAATACAATTACTGTTTCAAAATCATCTAGTATTTTTCCATAGTATGGCTTCCAGTTATTTACTCCTGGTATACCAATAGATGGATGATTAGTTTTGGCTGATAGTACTACTGTATCTAACTCACCTTCAGTTACACATATATAACTGTCTGCTGTTAGAACTGCCTGTGCATTAAACATTGTAGTCTTAGCCCCAGGTATACCCATATACTTAGGTTCATCTGGATTGTCATTGACACTTCTGAATCTAATATCAACAACACCTGATGGTGTTATATATGGAATTGCTAATCTACCTTTATATGATTCGTGTCCAGGTAATGGGTCTTTAACTATCCCTAGATGAAATTTCTTTCCCTCTTCTACCGAGAGATGACGGGTTGAAAGATACTGTTCTGCGAGATGCAGATGCTTTGCGTACTCCTCCGTTGCCTGGTAAAGAAATGTCCTCTGCGAATTTGAGAGCCTCACTATAACTACCTCCTTGTCTATATCTAATTAAGTCGTATACATCACCTTGTGCTTCGCAACCAAAACATTTAAATCTATTCTCATCATAATTAATTGCTGCTGAAGCGTGTTTATCACCGTGGAAAGGGCACTTCATTTTGCGCCATCCGTGCCCCACTGCTGGCAGGGTGGCGCCTATATGTTCTAGATAGGCAGCAATACTGTGCTTATCCATAACAATAATCCAATCATTTCTTGTTGAAAGAATGTTAGCATAATAAGTATTTCACTTAACAAGTTTTAACATTCCTTCCTTGTTGGTATGTTTTCTTATAATATGTAAAGCCTTTTCGTATGAATGTTTTGCAATATAATGTCCATTAACCATACTGTTATCGTCTTGACCTTCATACATTATTGCTAATCTGTTGTGCCATTCAGCATAATCTTCTAATTCATTTACAATATTTTTAATCTCTTCGTTCATTTAATATCTCCTTTATTAGTTCTATCCATATCTTTGCTGGCATAGTTGCATACCATTCGCCGACATCTCCCTTGCCTATCCGTTTGTGTATTACTGCACCAGTCCAGGCTTTATCATTCTTGATTTCTACTTCTAGTTCTTTTACCCAGGCAGATAAGTCTAAACGATAGTGATTCTTTACTTCTATAACTACACCGTTAACTCCTGCTATATCGCCCTTGTCTAACTGCGAGCCTGCAATTCTACGCTCTGCATAAGGGAACCATTTCTTTAACCATTTAACTACATCTGCTTCTGCTTTGGAACCTTTTGCTTTGCGTGGATTACTCATCCCAACTCCTGTTGTTGTGGCATATAACGAATCATAACATCATCTAGATGCATAGACTCTGGATTAAATGAAAGAGTTACATAGTTGTTTCCTGTTTGGTCTGCTTTACCATAACGATTTTTAACTGGGGCTACACATAAGAAGTTGTCATCTCCTTGTTTCATCTGCCCAATAGTTAATACCATTGCTGGTATTTGGTTAACTAAACCTTGAATAGATGACCGTGACTGGCAGGGATAACCTTCGAATCCTTCTTTGGTATGGTGCAATACAAGTACTGCTGCGTTTGTATCTCTGGCTAGATACTTGAGTTCTTTCATTGCTGCTCGCATACCTTGGAACTCTTCGTGTCCATCCATTGCTATGTCCATCAAGTTATCTACAACTATAAGTGTAGGGCTTCTGCCCCATACTGTTTCAAATGCAGATACTTCTTCATCTAAATCTTTTAATGTAGGTGTAGATTCAAATGACCAGAACAAATGATTGTTTAATAATAGTATTTCGTTTGCTTTGTCTGGGTCTTTTTTTAGTAAGTTCTCTGCCATTGCTTGGCTCATATTACCTGCCATTGCAATTAAACGCATAGCCATAGTATGAGCATTAGTATCTGCGCTAAAGTAAAGTGTTGGCAGTTTAGTTCTGGCTGCAATTGCTAATGCAACTGATGATTTACCTGCACCTGGAGTGCCTGCTATTACTGTTACTTCTGCTCTGCGTAGTATGATTCCCGCTCTTTCAAATGCCTGAAAGGCAGGGGGCAACGGTTCGCCCCCCACCTCGGCTTTTTTAATTGAGCGTTTAAGTGTCTTCACTTAACCTGGTCTGGAACAAATGTATTCCAGGCTGAATCGCTAGTCTTTAGATAAACATTTTTACATTTATCAAATGCACCTTTTGGTGCTGGGCAGAAATAACCACGATACATAGAACCATCTTTACCTGTTCCTTGTATTGCTGTCATCTTTCCGTGTGGACAATTGCGTCCACCAAGCGTAGTAGTTGAGTTATCTATTGGGCTGATACTGGCGCCTAGTGCTGATGCAACCTGTCCAACTGTCATTGGTGTAGGTATTGTGCCACGAATTGCTTTCTCAAGTTCCATTGTGGCTGAGGTAATTGCGTCTAGTCCTTGTGCTACTAAAGTATCTAGTTCTGTTCCATTTTCTGCACGGACTGTTACTAAACTACCTGCTGCTGTCTTGATTGTTATACTGATTGGTGCTTCTGAGTGAGACACTATTTGTTCTCCTGTTCGAACGGATAAGAAAGACCTTTTTGGTCTCTCCATTTTCTTGCTTTCATTGCGAATTGTAAACCTTTAAAGCCTTCATTGATGTTAACCCACATTAACTTACAAGTACCTGTTCCTGCAGGTAAATGTATAATGATTGCTTTGTCTTTGTTTACTTCTCCCCAACTGCCACGGGTTGCCGTAGCCGCATCGTACGGCAAGCCGTTGGCGTATATAGCCAACTGTATTGCTATGTTATTAGGATGGTCTACTCGACCTGTCTTAATATCTGCAATAAATAACTCACCGTTATACTCAACAACTCTGTCTGGTGTGCCAGCAATTTTAAATTTATCTAACACACTAAACTGTTCTATGAATTTCTTGTTGAGAATCTTAGTTGCTTGTTCATATGCTTTAATATCTGGTGCCCATTGTGGTGGGATAATACCTAAGTTCTGTCCTAAATCTAATCGTTCTGCAAATGAATGTATGGCTGTACCTATGTTGGCTGCTTTGTTTGCACCTGCTACTTCCATAGCATCTTCAATCAAAGAGTTAACTGCCATCTTATCTTCTTGTGCTGCAGTAATGGATAACAATATATCTGGCCGTGTAGTTAAACCTATTGCTGCCATCCGCATTTTCCAGGCAACTAATGCTGATGCATCATCTAATGAATTAGCAATAGTTGTTGCTCTTGTATAGGCAACTGGTTTACCACCTGATGGTGGTACTACTAGTGGTCTACCGTATCTATCTCTATCTATTTCTACTCTAGCCATTGCTCTCCTTTATGAGTTGCCCCTGAGAAAGGAGATAGCCGAAACCAGGGGCACTCAAGATTAGTATATCACATACTAGGCTTCAGGGTAGGTAGACTCTACTGTCATATCGTCTAACCATATATCACCATCTACACCCAGATTAAGTTCAATGTTGTTCTCGATAATTTCTCTGGCTGCTTCTGCACTAGGTGCTTCTATGCCTGTAACTGTGGCTGTAATAGATACTGTTGCGGACCAAGACCTAGCCAATTCCTCACTGCCTATGTTAGTAAGTAAGTTATTGACATCATCTATTTCGCATACAATTTCATCACTGTCTGTTTCAAATCTAGCCTGAAAGAATTCTTTGACATCAAACCTAGCATTTTTTAACTTGCGTTCAACTTGTGCTAGTTCTACCTTCATAGAATTAACTGACTGTACTAATTCAATCAGACCTTTTTCTGTATAAATGTGGGCTGTTCCATCTACTTCTACTAGTACTGATGGCCCATCTATATCATTCTTGTATTCCATTTCTATCTCCTATTCTTGTAGTAACCACGGGTCTAAGTGGTAACCTTCCACGATGGCGTGGGCAGGCGCTGAACTCTGGCCACGCCAGAGAACTCCACTTGGTAGTTCTATCATTCTATTATAACACTCTTCATTACACGCTTCAATAGCGTATAT